AAAGAGTCAGTAACAGTTGCACCACAAAAGAAACGTGGAGTAAGCGTTAAACATCGTTAAGTAAGGTGGGGGCTTAGGCTCCCACTCTTTATTGGAGATATTATGGGAACTTATTCTTCTGCCACTAGACAAGGTGCGTATGAGCCTTTTGATTTACAAGTGTCTCGTGGGCAAATTGATGGACATACAGCGTTAAATATATTTGGATTCAGCACTACTGTTGGATCTACTGCACTAGGCCCAGTTTGGGAGGGATTGACACTTTCAGGTGGTGCATATGCATACCCTAGTTCAGCATCTACACTTACTTTAGTTAGTGATTCTGCATCAGATACATCTGCATTAAGCGTGCAAATTCAAGGATTGGATTCTGGATATAACGCAATTACAGAAACAATTGCGATGAATGGCACAACCAATGTGATTACTACTAAATCATTTTTGCGTATTAACCTAATGACAACCACCAATGGTTTGAATGTAGGCAATATCACAGCAAAGATTAGTTCGACTACTTATGCAAAAATAGGTGCAGGTATAGGTCAGACACAAATGTCTTTGTACACTGTACCTGCAGGCTACACATTCTATTTGTCTTATGTTCAAGCTGATGCAAGTATTGGATTTACTTCAAGTAACTACATGAAGTTTGCTGAGTACAACAAAGACAATACAACTGGTGAAATCAATGTTTTGAGTCAAAGCACTTTTGTTCAAACTTTGAATATTCCTTACACATGTCCTATTCCTCACACTGAAAAGACTGATATTCAATTCCAAATTGTTGCAAATACTGGAAGTCCTTTCAGTTGTAACATTTATGCAGGTGGTATTCTGATCAAGAATCCAGATTAAGGAAAAATCATGCCTAGCAAGTCACCTGCTCAACATAGACTGATGGAAGGCGTGGCTCATTCAGCCAAGTTTGCCAAAAAAGTTGGTACCCCACAAAAGGTGGGAAAAGAGTTTACTAAAGCAGACGAGGACAAAAAGTTTGCCAAAGGTGGTGGACTTTATGCCAATATCCATGCTAAACAAGAGAGGATAGCCCATGGCTCTGGTGAGCATATGCGTAAGGTTGGATCTAAGGGTGCGCCAACTGCAGATGCTTTCAAGCAATCAGCCAAAACTGCCAAGCACAAAGAGGGTGGCCCTTCTTTAGCAGTAGGGCGTGGTGAGAAGCTCTCAGTTGACAAGGGAGCAGGTTTGACTGCCAAGGGTAGGGCTAAGTACAACAGAGAGACTGGAAGCCATTTAAAGGCACCTCAGCCCCAAGGTGGAGCTAGAAAAGATTCTTTCTGTGCAAGAATGTCTGGGGTAGTCGAGCACGCTAAGGGGGATGCACCAAGAGCTAAAGCGTCTCTCAAGCGTTGGCACTGTTCAGGTTGGTAAAGGAAAAATTATGGCTACTCAATTGGGTGAAACGCTTTTTGGCAATGTAAGTCCAGAAGCAGAATATAAAAGACGTTTAGACCAATTTATGATTGGTGGTCGTGGAGCAGGTTTTGGATTTGAACCACGACTTGAAGATTTTGATAGAGCACATCAAGCAAGAAAAAAAATATTTGGTGAAGGTTATCAAATACCAGAAAGACCAGAACCAGTAAAACCAATTTTTACGCCTAAAGAAACACCTGTGCCAACACAAAAAAAGGGTGGTGCTGTTAAGAAAAAATCAAGTTGGTAAGGAACATAAATGGCATACTCAGGTACAACAGGTCAAACGGTTGTCAGTGTACAGACGGTCATTGACCACGCTGTGCGTCGATGTGGCAAGTTAGCTGAGGAGATTACTTCTGAGCAACAAATTAGCGCACGAGAAAACCTGTATTTCCTCTTATCTAATATGATGAATAGAGGGATTCAGTACTTTGCTATCACTAAGTTAGTGATTGGATTGAATGCCAATCAGTATATGTACAACTTGCCTGTAGGGGCTAATGACGCTCTTAATGTCAACTACAGAACGATGGCTAGACCAAATGGTGACTACTCATCGAGTGCAGGTGGTTCAGTTGCCAATATTTATGATGGCAATGTAGATACATATGCACAACAATCTTCAGCAAATGGTAACTTTACGGTAGTTTATGGCACTAATGACCCACAGTATATTGGTTCTATTGGTTTTATGCCTTACATTTCTGGTGGTGGTAGTGCAACTTGGAACTACACGCTACAGAGTTCGCCTGATGGAGCAACATGGACTACGCTATACACTGGTACAAATGTCGCAGTGACTGATAAACAGTGGGTGTGGCAGGATGTGGATCCCGGCGCCAATGTCGGTTTCTACCGTATGCAAGCCACCAATGGCACAACTTTAGCCCTTCGTGAGCTTTATTTTGGCAATAACAGTCGTGAAATCACGATGTCTAGGCTAAACAGGGACGATTATGTTAACCTGCCTAACAAAAACTTCACTGCAAACCAACCTTTTCAGTTTTACTTTGAGAGAAACATTCCAAATGCCACAATTGCGCTTTGGCCTGTCCCAAATAGCTATTTTGTACAGATGACTGTATGGTATTCAGCCTATATTCAAGATGTTGGTGCGCTTTCTGGTCAGTTAGCCATCCCTCAAAGGTGGTATGAAGCAGTTATTTTCATGTTGGCTCACAGAATGAGCTTGGAACTACCAACAGTTGACCCTACACGCATTGCTTATTTAGAGAAAATGGCAGATAAGTTCCTCTACGATGTCGAGCAAGAGGAAAGAGACAAGTCTCCAGAGTACTTTGCGCCGAACATCTCTGTCTACACAAGGTAATTATGGGAATCTTCTTAGACACCCTTGGCAACTCAACTTTATCTATTGCAATTTGCGATAGGTGCAAGATGAAGCGTGCCCATTCGGTGATGAGAAATGACCCCAATTTCCCCGGCCTCCGAGTGTGTGACGAGGGCTGTGCTGATAATTTAGACCCCTATAGGTTGGCCGCACGACCTACCGAGCGTATCAATATCAGATTCCCTCGTCCAGACGACAGTGTTGCAGTAGTACCAGATGCAATCGATACAACAGGAACCACTCAGTGGGAATTGTCGCCTGAGCAAAATATTCAAATCCCTGAAAACAATGGTAACTTGGACACTTTAAGTCCATCAGCAGGACAATGACATGGCTAATGTAACTATCACTCAATTACCAACAGCAGGTGCTTTAACAGGCACAGAAGCAGTTCCTATCGTTCAGAATGGGGTAACCGTACAGACGACGACAGGAGCCATCCAAGCCACTTCTAACCTGTCTACATACCCTTTCTTGATGACTCAAGCCACAGGTGCTTTGGGTTCATCTAGATACATCACCACTGGTGCAGGATTGACCACTGTAGATGGTGGAGCAGGCTCTACCTTTGCCATCAATCTTACTGGTGCAAATCTCTCTTTGGTGACTTCTTCATTAGGTATCCAAGTCAAGACTGGTGTGAATACGCTGACTAACAGAACAATTGCAGTTTCTGGTTCAGGTTTGGCAATTAGTAATGGAGATGCTCTAGCAGGCAACCCTACAATCAGTTTGTCTGGCATCATGGCTAATTTTGCTTCTGTTTCAGGAACAGGGCTATTGACAGTCAATGGTACAACGGTCAATCAAACAAGCATACTTGGAACATCTAACTCTATTACTGTCACTAATGGAAATGCTCTAGGTGGTTCGCCCACTATTGCCATAGCTGATAACCCAGTTTTAACTGGTTCTGGTGGCGTGACATTGCCTACAGGAACAACTGGACAAAGGGCAGGCACTAATGGAACATTAAGATATAACACCACAACTGCCACATTTGAGGGTTATGCAAATGGTTCATGGGGAGCTATTATCAGTGGCTCAGGCGTGGCAACATTTAGCGCAGGGACTACTGGATTTACCCCAAATACGCCAACAACTGGTGGTGTTGTTTTAAGTGGAACTCTAAATGTAGCAAATGGTGGAACTGGAGCAACGACTCTAACTGGCTATGTCTATGGTAATGGCACAAGTGCTATGACAGCCTCCACGACCATACCCACCACTTCTTTGAGTGGAACTATCACCAATGCTCAATTAGCTAACTCAACCATAACAATAGGTTCATCTACAGTATCTTTAGGTGGAACAATTACTACATTGGCAGGTGTGTCCATCAGTGGATCAACCAACACACTGAGCAATATTGGTAATTCCTCTTTGACCAATTCAACGGTTACTGTTGGAACAACTGCCATAGCTTTGGGTGGAACAAGCCTCACGCTTGGTGGCTTGACATCTGTAGCAGTCACGCAAGACCCAACTCAAGCGTTACAACTGACTACTAAGCAATATGTAGACGCTGTGGCTTCTAATGTGAATTATCACCCTGCGTGTAACTACGCTACCACTGCAGACTTAGGAAATGTTACCTATAACAATGGCTCCTCTGGAGTTGGCGCAACCATCACAAAGACCAGTCCCTTTGCTACTTTATCAATAGATAGTGCTAATCCTAGCGTTGGTCAAAGAATTCTGGTCAAGAACGAGACTTCAGGACAATATAACGGTATCTATACGGTCACTAGTGTGGGTTCAGGTTCTGTGGGATGGGTGCTGACTCGTGCAACAGATTATGACCAAGTTGGGACTGGGCAGAATGAGGTAGCCCCCGGCGACACCACCTTCATCATCAGTGGAACGATTAACGCAGGAACTCAGTGGGTACAGACGACTGATTTACCGATTACGATTGGTACAACACCGATTGTTTTCGCTCAGATTGCAGGCCCCGGCTCCTACACTGCAGGAACAGGTCTAACCCTGACTGGCACTCAGTTCAGCATCACCAACACTGCAGTTTCTGCAAGTTCTTATGGTTCTGCCACTCAAGTTGGTACTTTCACTGTCAACGCACAAGGTCAACTGACCTCAGCAAGCAATGTGACGGTCACACCTGCAGTAGGGTCAATCACTGGACTAGGAACAGGCGTGGCGACTGCTTTGGCGGTCAATACAGGCTCTGCAGGCGCTTTGGTGGTCAATGGTGGTGCTTTGGGTACACCAAGCTCTGGAACGGTCACCAATCTTACTGGAACAGCCTCTATCAACATCAATGGAACGGTGGGGGCTACAACACCTACAACTGGGGCGTTTACTACTGTTTCAGCGTCAGGGCAGATTACTTCTACAGTGGCAACAGGGACAGCGCCTTTTGTAGTGTCGAGTACGACTCAGGTGGCTAACTTAAATGCATCGACTGCAGGGACAGCCACCAACGCAACAAACTTGGCTTTATCAGCAGGATCGGGTGCTACAAACTACATCACCTTTGCTTCATCTGCTACTGGAAATCAGCCTCAATATACAAGTTCAGGATTAACATTTAACGCCACTAATAGTACAATCACTAGTGGAATATCAGGGGGTACATTCTAATGGCTCAGTCAGGCTACACACCTATAGCTCTGTACTACTCAAGTACAACTACAAACGTACCATCCAATACCAATTTGGTAAATGGTGAGTTGGCTATCAACATCACTGATGGCAAGTTATTCTATAAAGACAATAGTGCTGTTGTTCAAATTCTAGCTACAAAGTCAGCCACTTCAGGAGACTTCAGTAACTTCACTGGTGCTGTGACACTAGCTAAGGGAACGACAGGCCAACAGCCTGCAAGCCCTGTTTCTGGAATGTTGAGGTTCAATACAACGACTACTCAGTTTGAGGGATATAACGGT